GTCATCAAGGATTTATTAGAAATGGGAAAGACCCATCAATCCATAGCGGATATGTTTGGAGTGAGCAGAGAACTCATCTCAAGCATCAAAAGTGGCAAAAGATGGAATAAAGAACAACATAGTTTTATTATGAAAGACGAACAAATCAAATCAAACGATTTTAGGGACTTTGGAGCGGCATTGCCGATTAAAAGTATTGAGGTAGTCAAAGGTGAGAAAGACCAACTTGACTTGGACCAAAAATATTATATGGTAAAGTTCATTGAGAGTTTGACGGGAAAAAAGATTAAAAAACTGATTATTGAGTTTTAGTATTTATGGAAAAGAGATTATACCGATTACTATTGGAAAAAATATTCAGGGATATGAACTACGACTTAGAACTCACCGATAACTGGTTCTCAAGTATGGACGAGCAACAGAGAACTCAAACCTGTAGGTTATTATGGGATGAGATTTATGGTAGTTTGTTTGACTTGAAAAAAATACATAACAAGAGTGGTGATTATTATGAAATGTTGAACGACATATCGTATTACCTACAAAGCCTCATCAACGACTTTGAGGATGGGGATAACTTTGAGGCATGCGACATCATCAACAGAATGATTACAATCACCAAGAATAAACAGAAAGAAATCATAGACAACTATGCCGCTTCCAAATAAAAGACCTGGTGAGGATACCCAAGAATACCTTACCCGATGTATGAGCAACTCAACGATGAAAGCAGAGTTTCCCGATAGAGCCCAAAGATATGCGGTTTGTATTGGGAAGGCCCGAGAGGTAAATCTAAATAAATGACGAATAAACCCAAAAATATTACACCCAATCACTTATCTCTGGTAAAGGAGACCAACCGATTACTATTGGAAAAAAAGTCCCTTACAGAGGAGGAAATGGAATATGTTGAAAAACTATATTGGGTAATATACGACACCACCGATACAACAGAGATTATGATAAATGACCTCAAGGAACTATCCAAGTGGAGAAATAAAAATGTAGGAAAATAAAATGTGTAATTGTAAAGGAACAACCAAAGGGATAGCCAACAAATCCAAAGAGAGATGGTTAGCAATGGAGATATACGACCTATACAAAATAGAGATAGGTGATACAAAGATACAATACTTTACAAAAGAGCAGAGAGAGTTGGTTCTGAGTTGGTATGAGTGGGTGTATCCCAACTCAATACCAGTGGATTACAAAAAGGCAAACACTGAACTCAATAAAATATTTGATTACCATAAATTAAGATGAAAACAGGGAGACCAAGATTTAATGTTGAATTACTGGTAGAGAGAGGAATATTCCCCGAGAACTGGAAAGAGGTCCTATTGGACTTAGGTCGTCAAGGGAAAAACAAATTGGACTTTGCGATTGAACTCGGTATATCCCGTAATTCTTTATACAGATTGATGGATAGGTCTGAGGAGTTTAGGAGCACTATAAATGAAGCACTGGCACTATCAGAAAAATGGTTCGTTGATGTAGCAGTAAAGAGATGGGGAGAGGACGGAGCAAAAGGACTAAACACCCAATTTATGAAATACTATCTACAGAATGTATATAGAGATAGTGAGTGGAGAGATGAGACCCATATTGATGTAAAAACTGATGGGGAAAAACTTAATAATATCAATGAAATAAAAGTGGATATAATTAAACCAAAAGATGATGAAAATTAAACATAAAAAAAAGACATACGAATACCCAACATCAACAATGGTTGTAAATACAGATACCCGTGATAGGATTAAAATATGCGCAGCCAAAGAGAAGGTCTCAATGATGACCTTCATTGAAAAATTGATTACGGATTATGAGAATAAAAGCCACTGAGGTTTTTGCGGATATTGACGAAGCAGTCAAAGAAGGATTTAGATATATTTTTTTAAGGGGTTCAACCCGTAGTGGAAAAAGTATTGCCTGCCTTCAATACATCATCATAGAATGTCTTAAACGACCCAACCTTACCGCTACCATAGCCAGAGCAACTCAAGTGTCTCTAAAGAATACAATCCTCGTTGATTTTAAGAATGTAATGAACTCAATGGAGATATGGGAGACGGGAAAGTTCAATAAGGTGGATAACATCTACATATTCCCCAATGGTTCAGTAATCAGGTTTGTGGGTATGGACGATACCAACTCAAGATTGAAGGGTATGGCCTCAGATGTAGCAATGGTGGATGAGGTCAATTCAGTGGATATAGAACCCTTTGAGCAACTCAATATCCGTCTCAAAGATTGGGTCTTATGTCCTTACAACCCTGAACTTACCCCTGACCATTGGTTGTTAAAATATGAGGAGAGAGAGGACGCAAAACTCTTACTCTCAAATTGGAGACAAAATAGTTTCTTGGACGAGAGAACAAGAAAAGCCATTAGGGACCTTAAACTTACCAACCCTGATTTATACGAGATATATTCAGAGGGGAGGATAGTGGAGCCGAGAGAGAAAATATTTACAGAGATACAAACTTATAGTGGTAAATCACCCGATACCAAAGAGGTGTATTATGGGATTGACTTTGGGTATTCAAGTGATGCTACAGCGGTGGTAAAAGTATCCAAAGTGGATAAGACCCTATATGTAAAAGAGATACTCTACGATAAGGGATTGACCAATCAAGATTTGGCCTTCCTAATCAAGGATAGAGGGATTACACGGGACGATGCGGTGGTCGGTGATAGTTCTGAACCTAAGAGTATCCAAGAGTTGAACAGAGAGGGTCTGAGCATCACTGGTGTTAAGAAAGGAGCAGGGTCCGTATTGTATGGGATACAAAAAATGAAATCCTTCCGTATTCTTATACACGAGGATAGTGAGAACCTTATCAGGGAGTGGAACAACTATAAGTTCAAGAAAGATAGGAGTGGGAATATTACCAATACCCCGATTGGTGATGACCACGCATTAGACGCATTGAGGTATGTTGTCCTTCAATATTTGGATAACCTCATAACAAGGGGAAAATATATTATTGTATAATGAATACGATTAAATTACAGGTTGGGAAAAAAGAGGTTGAATTACCCGAGAAACTAACCATAGAACAATACCAACGACTAAGGACGACGGACAACTTTGATAAGTCCCCGATTGACTTTATCGTGGGTATAAGTGGATTGGACCGAGACGAGGTCAAATACGCCAACAAGAAAGATATGGACTTTGTCTTTAAGTTCTTAACGGGTCAATACCTACAAAATCAAACCAGAAAATTACAAACAATAATTGAGGTAGAGGGAGTGGAGTATGGACTGATGAGTGAGATGACCTCCCTGAACTTTGGGGGATGGGTTGATTTGGAGTTCTTGGTGGCTGATGGAGTGGAGAAAAACCTCCATAAGATTATGGCTCTACTTTATAGACCGATTACCAAGAAAGTAAAAGACGGATACGAGATTGGTCCCTATGACCACGATGAGATGAATAAGAGAGCGGAGATATTTAAGAATATCCCGATAGAATACTTTTGGGGGGTATCCAATTTTTTTTTCAATCTCGTCAAAGCATATTCAACAAATATGAAGGCTTCTTTGGAGTATCAGAGGACGAAGGAGAAGGCGATGACGAGATTGAGGATGATGACGAACCCTCTGCGCTCCCTGTGGAAACGACTTCAAGATTTTACTGGTCGTGTCTTATGTCTCTTACAAAAGAGGACATCACCAAAGTAGAGCAAATAAACAAACAACCCCTCGTGCTATGTCTAAACTATTTATCAATGGTGAAAGATAGGAATGAGGCTGAGCGGAGGGAGATTGAGAAAATGAAAAATAGAAATAGAAGGTAATGGAACAATATACCACTTTTAAGAAACTGATAAACAAACTTGAGGAGTTTGCCAATAGACACCCAAATATCAATTCATTTGGGTTTGGTAATTTAATAGAGTTTGGTAAGGATGTGGATAACACCGCTCCACTATACCCTCTACTATTTGTCGTTCCTCAAAGTATTGATTACAACGAGGGTCTAACCAGTTATGGACTACAGATATTCTTGGCAGACAGATTGGATAACGACAACGATGGGGCTGTGGATATTGTCTCTCAGATGTCTCTTATCTCAAAGGACCTCTTAGCAACTTTTAAGTTGAACGAGGACTTTATGTATTTGGCGGACTTTGATTTTCCGTTGGTAGCGGCACCCTTTATGGAGAGATTTAACGATGTCCTTGCGGGTGTTTCAACAAACATCACCTTCAATGTAAGTGATTACTTGGATGTCTGCCAGTTGAACCCTCTACTGAAATCTAAATACTACATTGACTTTACTGAAGCACCTAACTTGGGTGGATTTAAGCCGTATGGTTATTTGAGAGTGAGCATCAATGGAGTGGTGGAGTTAGAACTTGATGGTAGTGGAACGACAGGAAACTACGAACTTGAACTCAATGAAGGGGATGTAGTATCCCAACAATTTATTTACCCTCAAACACCAGTGGTGGCTGTTGGATATGGTAATATGAGTATCAGTGCTAATACTGAGCCAATATACTCAGACATTTGTTCTCCTGGTGATAACTTTACCTTTACTGCGGAGACGGGAGATTACTACAATAAGACCTATTACGATTTAGATTGTTCTGATAGTTATGAGGTGAATATATATACCCGTAATGGATTATGGACGGGAACCTCAGCAGGGATTTATGGTAATATCCAAACAACATCACCAATCAGGGACTTTGACTTTGGTATCAACTCAGGTTCAACATTTGTTAAGAGCAATACTTATGATAACAACTTTGGAGCAATCACGACCATCACCCTATACGATAACTTATCAGGGTTTGGATATGGTAGAACCTCTATCGTTGTAAATCAAAATGGAGGTCAGATATATGAGGACAATTGTGGGTCTCCATTGACTTATTCATTCTCAGCGACATCACCAAATGATGTCTTTGATATTTACCTTGAGGGTGATGAGACCTGTCCTATATTACCAACACCAACCCCAACTATTACAGCGACACCGACGGAGACACCTCAACCTACACCGACGATTACACCTACATCTCAACCGACACCAACCCCGTCAATTACAGCGTCAATAACACCTACACCAACACCAGTATTCTACAATATTCTTACTGAGAATAGTGATGATATTTTAACTGAAGGTGGTGATAACCTGAGAAGGGAACAAGATATATAAAATTAAAATAAAAACTTACAAATTATGGCATCAATAAAGATATCAAACTTACCATCAATTACGGGATATACTTACAATGATGTAATCCCAATAGTTGATAGTGGTTCAACTCAAACCTCCAAGATTACAACGGGGTTTTTGTTCAATAACACCGCAACCAGAATTGCCGATAACTCATCAACATATACCAACACTTTTATCGGTGCGGGTTCTGATGTAAATAGTTCATCAACAGAGAGTATATTCCAAGGCAGCACCAAATATTCGGGTGTTATGTTTGGAGTGGGAACATTAAACAATACAAGTGATAGTGTAATACTCGGCTCCACTGGTGGTGGAGGTGGTGTATCTATGGACAACTCAAGTGCCTCACTTATGTTGGGAGGTTTCCGTTCAACACTTAATAATTCAACAAGGAGCACCAATATTGTCTCCCAAGATTGGAGTTTGGATAACTCATTAAATAGTGGAGCGTTAGGTGGTGAAAGTGGCTCTATTACTGGTTGCTACAAAGGTTGGGTTATCGGTTCAAATAATGTTAGTATAAATAACTCAACGGAGGGATTTGTTGCGGGTTCAAGGAATAGTTCAATAGATTTAGCGGGTGGTAATTCGGGGAGTATTATTGGTTCAAAAAGTAGCACCATATCATTACCAACACCATCTGCTGAAATCAACGGGATTTATTCAAGTGATGGAATAACCATCAACACGAGTGGAATACAGAGTGTTTCTCTGAACTCAAAATCTCTAACTATTGGTGGTAGTATTCAAGGGGCTACAATGGTCTCTGTGGATGGCTCAAATGCTCTACACGATTGGACCTTACATACCGACAATATCCATACCTTTAAGACCGAGACATTCAGTGTATATGATGCTGGTAATGTTAGTGGTGTAGTGGATGTTGATTGTTCGTTAGCAACAATTTTTAGATTTACGATGGTTGGTGATACGACCCCTAACTTTATCAATTTAAGAGCGGGTCAGAGATTTATTTTCATCGTATATAATAATGGTTCGTGGGCGGTCCCAACGGCTCAGATAAACGGAGCAACGGGTAATGTATTTGGTAAGAACGGAACCCTCTCACCATCCAACAACAAATATACAAAATATACAGCAACTTATGACGGAACGATTATGTTCTTAGATGAGGAATTAAACTTTAGCGCAGTATAAGGATTATGTATGAGGAAATAGCGCAATTATTGGTAAAGAACATTAGGTTCTATCTTGACCAAAGTTATCAAAGCAAAGGTTATGGTGGTTCCCCAACAAAAATGGGGTTGGGGAATAAGCGTGCTACATCCTCATTATACAACAATATTGAAACAGAAATTGAATACGACCAAGATGGTTTTCCCGAGAGTTTTGTCGTCTATATGGAGGACTATTGGTATTGGGTTGATAGGGGTAGAAAGCCTGGTGGGTTTCCTCCTATTGATGATATCATATCTTGGATAAATAACAAACCAGTAAGTTGGACCCCAACTGATGGTAAGATACCATCCATTAAACAAAGGGCATTTTTGATTGGAAGGTCCATTGCTGAGAAGGGGACAAATAAAACTGACTTTACAAGATTAGCGACAGACAAAACCCTCAATGACGCATTGGATATGTTTGAGGAGGAATATGCTGACCAAATTGAGGACTTTATTTATAGTAGAGTTTTTGCTGGTCTAAACCAAAGAGATTTATTACTATAATGGCGATAACAATAGAAAGAACACCAGACCACTTACAACCCACGATGACTGATGGGTTGTTCTATACGATTAGTTCAGATAAGACGGACCAATTCAAGTATAGATACATCTTTGAGGTGTATGTAAATGGGTCAAATGTATTTACTGGTAAATCCACTCCAAACCCTGAAGGGTTGGGGGTTATTGATGTATCAGAGGTATTAAAGACCTATTGTAATTCAACGATACTAACCAAGAAAGATACTTATGTCCATAACACTACGGAGTATTCTCGTTATGAGGAGAATGATGTTATTGACTATTACTTAAAGTTTGGTGAGGAGTATGCTACGGGACTAACGGCGAGTGTGGTTCAATATACGGGAGCCGATACACCAGGTAATCCAGCAATTCAATCTCAAACGAGAAAGGCATTCAACGGGACTTACCCAACGAATATCTATGCCAACAGACAAGATTTTGACTATGGACCTTATGTAATGTCGGGTAGTCCAATACAATATCAGAGTGGATTATTCTTAACCAACTCCCCTCGTATTATGGATGTTGGATTAAACGATAGAGGGACCCTGTCGTTCTTTAACTATTGGTTGGGGAGTTATGACTATTCTTATGGATATCAAGCCTTATACTCCTTCTACGATAGTAATGGTAGTTTGATATCATCAACGACATTGGATAACTTTGTATCCAAAGGTGGAGGACCCCTAACGGGTCTCACCTCTGAGATGTATGATAACGGAATTATTGATAGTAATTCTTATTTATACAACATCGTCAATGTTGCTTCAGGGCCTTGGAATATCTCTCAAACCATTGGATTACCAACGGGGACAAAATACTATCAGATACAGATGTATGGTGTAAATCAACAAGCATCAACATCGTGTCCTATAGGGTATGAGCCAGGGTATATTACCTCGTGTGGATTTGGGTATGAAATCCCTGTTTGTATTCCTTCAGATGCGGGGTCAAGTGATAGGTTTTATTGGCCTACGGGTATAAGTCAGTGGAACCCTGATTGTTTCTACATCTCATCTTATGGGGGACCAGGTGGTGAGGTATTTACTGGTGGAACCAACTATGGTAATCAGTGTGGATTATGTTATGATATTCAATTTGGTGGATTACCTGAGGGACCTCCAAATGTTGTAGATGGTAGTGGAACCCCTCCAACTTATTCTGCGGTCTCAGAGGTCTTCCAATACAATATAGAGGACGATTGCGACTATTGGAATAACAAGCAATTGGTATGGAAAAACAGATATGGGACATTTGACTACTTTAAGTTCCAAAAGAGAAAGAGTGAGGGTCTAAATATTGAGAGACAAACTTACAAACAATTACCAGTATCTTGGGGTTCAACAAATCCGAGTAAGAGCAGAGTGAGCAGAGGTATTACTGACTTTAATGTATCCATCACTGAGACGCATGTAGTGAATACGGGATTTGTAAATCAGGCTACGATGGTTTGGTTGGAGGAGTGCTATACCTCCCCTGAGGTGTATTTGATTGAGGCGGATGGAACTTTATTCCCTATCAACATTACCTCAACAGAATACATAAGAAAGAACAGAGGTAATACAGAAATCGTCAATCTTGAATTGACCTATACTTACTCAAATAACATACGATTGATATGATGAAAACGAGGTTGAAAATTAGACCCGACGGACAATGGTTGGGTTTGGACATTTATGACGACCTCCCTATCTCAGTCGTAATCTCTCAAGACGATATTACCGAGATTGGTGGAGGTTCTTATCAGTATTCTAAGACATTTACAATACCTGGTACCAAACATAACAATGAGGTATTCAAGGGGTTCTACTCAGTCGTTGGAATTGACTTTGACCCCCTAACAAAAGTGGAGTGTGTCGTTGAGGTTGGTGGTAATATCATCTTTGAGGGTTTCTTGAGATTAAATGCGGTTATCTTTACTGACGACTACATTGAGTATGAGGTATATATACTTACCTCAGTGTCTGACTTTAGTTCAGAGATACAAGGGGTCTTATTGAGTGATTTGGATTACCAAGATTTGGACCACGAGAATGTCTATGATAACATCACCACCTCTTGGGGATACACGGGTGGGACCTCAGGTCTATTCAACGGACAGATACTTTATCCCTTCTACAATTATGGGTTGATTTACGATAGTAATGATAACCCTTCATTTACCTTTGGGTTGAGTGGTGATAGTGCTTTTACGGGAGCAACAAACTCAGTCCCTGAGGAATACTTTAAGCCATCCATCCAACTCAAGTCGGTGATTGATAGGATATTCTCCGCAACGAGTTATTCTTATGAAAGTCAATTTTTCAATTCTGATTACTTTAAGTCCATCTATATGAGCACGGCTAACAACGGACAGATTGGAGTGAGCAGAGAGGATGAGGATACGGAAAACAGAAACAAGTTCAAGGTATATGCTGGTGGTCCATTGGGATATGTATATGACCCCAACGATAAGAGAAAACCATTGGTATTTTCTACTCTTAACCCTGATGGTTATGACCCATTGAACTCATTTACTTTGGATAACGATTACCCTGGTTCATCACCTGATGATTACCAGAATTACTTTAATGTCCCAACATCGGGGGATTACTATTTTAATGTAAGGTTTAGATACTTAAATCAGACGGGTCAAAACTATCCCGCTTATTTTAGGGTGAAGGCTTACAAATCAACATCACCCAACAATATAGACAACGGGACCTTATTTTACCAAACACCAGGTTCAGGGTTTGCGGCTCTTGGTTCGGCTCAAGAAGCCAATATATTCTTTTCAGGGGGTTCATTAGGTTCCAATGAATATGTTTCATTATATGTTGAGTTTATTGATACTGCGGGTTTCCCTAATAATGGATTGAGAATACTTGGACCCAATGGTCAGGGTAATGCGTGGTGGGACTTATATACCGCTCCATCTCTGCTCGGCACCACCAATGTAAATATGAAACTACAGATGCCTGATATCTCTGCTGAGGAGTTTATTCAAGCGATGATAAAGATGTTTAACCTTACCATTGAGAAGGACGAGGTGGATAAGGTATTGAGGATTGAGCCTTGGAATACTTACTACAACGAGACGGGTAGGACCCAAACGGATTGGACCCAAAAGATTGATACGAGTAGTAGTATCCGTGTGGAACCTTTGGACTTTGATTTATCCAAAGATGTAAGATGGACTTATACCACCGCTGGTGACCAGGTCTTGGGTAAATACTACGAGGATAACTTTAATAACATCTTTGGTAATAAGTTATTCAGGTCATCCTCAAACATTCTAACGGGAGAACAGGAACTCACCTTACCCTTCTGTCCATTCCCAACAAATACGATTACAGGGAGTGAATATGTAATTATGGGTAGGACTTATCAGTTGGATGATAACGGACTACAGAAACCAGTATCGTCAGAACCCCATATATTCTTTTGGGTTGGAAACAGATTTATGTATGAGAATAAAGGAGGGAGCGGAGAGAGTTCTTGGTATTTGAGTAGTGGGGGAACTCAGGTTGAGTGGAATACTTACCCTGCGGTCAATCACTTATCACGATTGGAGAACATTCAAGGGACGGACTTTTCTGACTTGAACTTTAGACCTTATTGGGACTTTTTTGCTTCGTCAAATGATAGGATAAATCAATATTCTGCTTACTCACTTTACAACTCATTTTGGCAGGAATACATTGAGAGTATATACTCATTAGAAAGTCGTAGGTTGAAGGGTAGATTTTACATTGAACCCAAAGACATTGGTGATATAAATCTCAGTGATAAGATATATGTAAAGGATAACTTTTGGAGGATTGAAAATATTGAGGATGCTGACCTTGTAAATCCGTCATTGGTGGAGATATCTCTTATCAAGGACATTACGGGGTTCTACGACAAGCAACCACCAGCACCCGTATATAGTATCACCCCAAATCAATCGTATCCATCACCATCACCTAATACCTTGAATTGGTATTTTGAGAACTTATTGGGAGCATATAGTATCAACATTACCGACCCTGAATACCAACTTATTCAAGTATCTACATCAACGACACTGGTGAATACAACATCAACGGGTAGTGGGTCAGTGAGTTTCTATAGTGGAGACATCAGAATGATACTATCCTTTACTTATCAAAATAACGCAGGTTCAATAAATAATTTACAGATTACCTTTGGAACGAGTAGTGGTGATGATAGTTATGGTATATTACAAATACCTCAACCAGGAGATAACGCATACTATGAATTGGATATCACTGAATACTTACCAGCATCGGGTAATGTTTATGGAACAATATCCACTTACTAACTAAAATAATTATATAATATGGCACGGGAAGTCGCAATCAAAATCAATGTCGGAGGGACAGAACAAGCAGTCAAGAGTATTGACGAGTTGGAGGCTGCTATTGAGCAACTAAAAACGGAACTCAAAGGGACTGAGATAGGTTCTGAGAACTTTAAGAAACTATCGGGTGAATTACAAGGGGCTGAGAGTAAATTAAAGACCCTGAATAAATCATTTGAGGAACTTGAACCTCAACAAAAGACGGAGGCATTCTTAAAACTCGGTGAAGGTATT